ATATTTCAAGCACCCGAATTCTTCTGCACATTCCCAGAGAAACTTGATATCAAAACCAAATATATTATAGCCTGTCACAATGTTCGGTTGCTCACGTTTCATCATTCTAACCCATTTATAAATCAACTCTTCGACGGTTTTACACGTCTCAACTTCGATTCCAGTTAAATCTGAACAACCATCGAGAGTGACGATATGACGTTTTACATTTGAAGGATTCGCATAATCCTGTATGACCGTGCCAATCTGAATTACTTTGTCTCCTTTTACAGAAGGTAACACATCGTTTAGAATGTTATTGATATATTCAATAGTATCCTTACCCTTCATATCACTGTATTTCTTGATTTCCTCTTGATAACGGAGACTGTCTTTTTCTTCTTTGTCTTCAAATTCGGTTTTGTCCTTAAGTTCTTTCCAGTCAGAAGCTAGTTTTTTTCTAATGGACACAGGATCATCCTTGTATTCCTTTATGTTCTCTATAATTGGACGGTTTTCAGCACAAAATAAATCATATGCTTTTTTAGGTTTTGGAGGTTGTTTATTAAGAATTTCAAGAATTGGCTTTAACATTTTCTCAATTTCATCGCTAGATACGTCAGAATATTGTGATGGACGCTTCAAGAAAATCGTCTGAATAGAAGATTTCATTGAGTCATCGTATTTTTCATGTGTGATGTCACGAAAAGCACATTTTATCCACTGTTTTACAAGTGTTGGATTCGCCTTCTTGTTATTACGAAGAAGTCTTAAATATTCTTCATAAATGTTAGATGCCAGTTTCTGATAGTCCTTTTTAGCAATCGGAAAATCGCCGTGACTGGAATCACACTCAATATCAAAAGATGCGATTTTGATTGACGCAGTCTTTTTTTCCTCTCCAGCATGAACTTTCCTCCAATTTACCTCGTAATTGATTTCAAAGTCACTTTCAGCATACTTCATGTCGATTTCCTTATAATCTTCAATACGAACCCACGATGAAGGCTGAATTTTTCGAAGGTGAATGAAACGCAATATCGGTAACACATTTTTCTCGTAAATTGGGAATCGATGTTTGAACAAGCGTGCCATAGGAAAATTATAAGGTTTCTTGAGTTTATAATACATCATCCGAGCTGCAGATTCGCTTTTGAAAACAAGTTGCATGAATTTCTTAGGACTGTTCCACTGATAATTCCGAAACTTGTACTTCAGTTTAACTGCACGTTTGACTTGACGGTCGTCACAAACGAATTCACCACGAATTGCTTTTGGTAGACTTTGTTTCAAACTTTCCATGAAAGGATCTGTCCAATTCTTATGCCAGTTTTCTGGAAGCTCAATGAAATAATATGGGGTAAAATCTTTAACTTTACAATGAACATTCTTACCGTCTTTATTGACCCCGAACAAATGAATCATATAGTTCTGTTTTTCATACACATCTTCTTCATCGTCGTCAGTACTATCCTCGTCTTCATCTATCTCTTCGTCGACAGTATACCAATCATAAATTTGAAAGACAGCTTCACTCATTTTTGTTTCTTAATATGTCATTGTTATATTATTTTGTCAATCATTTTTCAAATTTTAAAGAGTATATCACTATACTTGCTCAAATTAGAAGTGTGTTTAATTTTGTTTTAAAATATGTTCCTGTAAAATAATGTATTATCAAGAAAAATTACGTCAACTTGGTCTGAAAGAGAACCAGATCGAGAAAATATTGACTAAACTCAGTGTCAAAGGCATCGAAGAATTCATAGGAAAATACGAATTAGAACGCCAGCAAAACTATTTAAAGCAGCAACAAAATTATAAAGGAGGATATCAAGACCGAATGCAACAAACAAGAACATCTAGGATTTCCAACGACGAATTCCAATCTCAAATGAAATCCATAAGCGATGAGCGTAATGATGTTGTTAACGATTTAGAACGCATGACACAACAGCTATTTGGCGAAACAAATGATGAAGGATTCTACGAACCTAGGGAACTTGAACAGAAATATAGAAAACTTGCATTGAAATTTCATCCCGATCGAAACGGAGGAGACAATAGAGGATTCAACATGTTGAAAATTGCTCATGAAAACGCAAAGTCGAAAATTCCCGAATATTACGAAGAAAAGAAAATTGAACAGAAATTTGCAAATCACCAAGCTCCACCTGACGAACTTTTCGATTCCAAATTCGACCAATCGAAATTCAACCAATACTTCGATAATAATTCTTTCAAAAAAACAGAAACCGGATACGGAAATTGGTTGAAAAACATTGAAGATCTTAAGGAAGTCTCCAGACCGAGCGAATCAAATTTCAATTCCGCATTTGTTAGCAACAAAAAAAACATGATGCAAAAAGTCGATCCAAAATATTTGCAGCTCATGAAAAGGTCTGATATTCCCGATGAAAGATACACAAGTCATCGTGGTGTTACGTTGGGTGAAGAAGAAGATGAAGATACGGATTTTACTGGAGTTGCAGAAGGAGGGTCATTAAATTACACAGATATAAGGCGTGCCCTAGAATTGACGCATCTTGTTGACGAAGATGACGTTGGTAAGAAGACCGACGAAGATGTCATGAAAAATTTCTCCAAGATGAAATCGAATTCGGGAAGAATTGAAAAATTAACACCTGCTGAACAAGAGGCTTACAATGAATTTTTGCTAAAGAAACGCGAAGCTGAAGAAAACCGGAAGTATCGCGCCAGTCGCCAAGATGAGGAGATTGATGTGTTCTTTCAAAGAACCCATTCAAATAGAATCACGAATTATTGAATGTTCACTGAAGGAAGTGATACAATGTTTAGAAAAATTCTTCTACGATTTCTCTAGCAGCAATACGAGTGAGACCGTAAGAAATACCTTGCAAAAGGATTGGAAGACAGTAAATAACTAATGGAATACCACCAATCGCCATAATAACATATCCAATAATTTTTAATGCTTGTTTCAGATCATCGTCTTTTTTTCTATCGCCTATTTTGTATACTTTATAACCACCATACACAACCGAAATTAAAATAGCAATTATCAAGCCAATAAGAAAATATGCGAAAAGTACACCAAAAGTTCCAATAAGAAATATTGAAAAAATATCAGTAAACATACTATACATATATCACACATAAAAAAAATTATATATGTATTATATATAATGGTCTTTAAGCTTTCACGCAAAAAATCAAAAAAATATGGTGGTGAAGATGAAACACCCTTATCGATTGATAAAGTTGTTATAAATGAAAATGCTGGATATGCAACAGGCACAGTTACACTAAATGATAAGAACGATTCAATTCTAATTGATAATGGGAGATTGTTATACGTAGAACAGGGTTCAGAAAAAGATGATCAAGTTAATAATAAGGCAATTGTTCAAGGTTCTGCAATAAAGTCAATTAAGCGGTCATTTTTATCAAATGAAAATATTTTCATTACCAAATATACTGGTTCTAATAGTGGAAAACCGGTTAAAATTCATTTTGGAGGTGCTTCGCCTGGTGATATTACTAGAATTGTTATAAAACCCAATGAAAGCTTCACATTGAGCTCTGGATCATTTGTGGCTGGATCATCAAATCTTAATATTTCAGCGCGATTAAATGTTAGAGGTATTTTGTCCGGTGAAGGAATCGGTCTAACCCTTATTAAGAATAAGTCATCAAAAAACGGACACGTATATATTGGCTGTTTTGGTAAAGCCTCGCAGCTAAAAGTTAAACCTGGATCAGAAGTATTATTAGACAACGGAGCGTATCTCGCATCAAAGAATATAAATGGTGAAAAGGCTTATACATTAACAAAGCTTAAAGGTATTAGGTCGTTTTTTCTTTCAGGAGAGGGAATCCTCATGAAGTTTAAGAATACATCTAATGAAGATATGATTGTATATACTCAATCGAGGAATTTAAATAATTTTGCTGAAATACTAGGACCATATCTTCCATCAAAAAAATAGAAATTAGTTCTGTGATAAACACAAATCAAAATAAGTGATTGTGAAATTTTTTTATCTCATTATGATATGGACATTGCAAAATTATCTTTCATTCATTTCCTAACGGCTGCGTTAGTTATCGAAGCTTTCATCATATTTCTATTCAGATTTACAAAATCGCCATTCACCGGGAAATCAATCAATGACTGGTACACGAATTTTAGATGGTCAGCTGTGATATTGGATGTTTTATCTCTTATTATTGGCTTTTATCTTGCGAAATACGTGTACATGTTTCTAGTTAGAAAGAGCGTCATTTCAAAAAAATACGCCCTCTTGAAGTTTCTAACAATTATGCTCATTATTCAAATAGTTCACGATTTCACATTCTATTTCACGGTAATCAAGCCACATAAAACTGGCAAGAATTCGATCATGGATGAACTTCAATCATATGCAGAGAAAGTGTCATATGGAGCCGTTATCGGGGATTCATTCATGTATTTGTTAGCAACGCCTTTGCTTTATCTTTTGATTCAAATGGAAACTGAAGAAAATACGTTCATAAGTTTAGTTTCTGCTTATATAATAGGCTACATTTTGTATCAAAAACCGATTGTGTAAAAATATAAAAGAAAACAAGAATAAAGAAAGGAGAAAGAAAGGAGAAAGACCAGAGGAGAAAAGAAAGAGAAAAAAGAGAACCCTATCTGGGGATCGAACCCAGAATCTTTTACTTAGAAGGTAAACGCGATATCCAATTTCGCCAATAGGGCATGTTTTAGCAGCATGTTGGGTCTGCTAATTTTATGTTATATTTTTTTTTTCGTTTTTTTTTCGTTTTTTCTCAGTTTTTTTATTGGTTTTCTTGCTTTCATAGATCCTCGTCAGAATCGACGACATATTCATTTTTGTTGTCGTCAACCGCATCAGCGACAATGTCCTCATCGTCATCGGCAAATGCGAAGCCTGTAAGCGCAATACGTTCAGGAACCTGCACCTGCATGAGCTCCCACGTGAGCCCACACTTACCACCGGCAATCCACACACCAGTAAGCTTTACAATCGTGCGAAGCATCATACCCTTACTGATTGCATCTGCAAGATCAGAGAGCTGCTCCTTCTTCTCATTGAAGCAAAGTGCCTTGAACTTGCCGTCATAATTAGAAACCTTCATCTTGAAGGTAGGAGGATACTTGTCAGTGGGTTCTCCGTTTTCCGTTGCGATTTTGATAGGAGATGTGTAAAGAGCACGAGTAACCTCAACAGACTGACTCTTCTTCTTGAACCACTCGAGAGACTTCTTCGAGCCCTCATCAAGAATCCTCTCATCAATCTTCTCAACGAGATCCTTAAACTCAGAGACCTTAGTATCGCTGGATCCGAAAGACAGGTCAAGAGAATACTTGCAGCGTTCGCCGTCGTCATAGACCCCTAGACCGTAAGGAGTCTTCATCTTTGGAAGTTGCATAACAATGGGAGAATTCTTGTGATTCACATATACAATCTTAGCAACGGCTCCGTAAGGGCGCACGTCAGAGAATGTGAGATTGGAAACATCGATATCGGAAACTTTAAGAACGTTCATCTTTGAAATAATTACAATAGTATCACTACAGTTCTTCCAAGTAAGATGTCCAATCATTTTTTCTTTTTTTTACTTTTTTCATATAGTATTTTCTTATTACATGTAAAGTTGTAAAGATTATAACATATAAACACAAAAATTATTATAACTGTAATAATAAACAAGTGAAATGGATTCAAACGATGATAGCAGTGATGTGCGACGGTCCTTCAATCCCATTTTGAATGTAACTATCAATGGCGATATAAACATTCATATGAATACTGAGCGTCCAAATTCCCGATTTTCAATTCCGAGTACTATTCCACTATTTTCAACACAAGTTCCTACACAAACTCATACCAATACGCAAACTCATACCAATACGCAACAATCACCAGCGACCACGTCGAATACGCATCCCCAATTCTTGAACTCAGTCTTACAGAGCTTGTTCCCGGGAATGGACGTCAATATTGACGTCCAAACTGAATCTTTATATGATCCACCAGTAAACGAACCAGGATTGACACAAGAAGAAATTGAAAGAAATACGACTTCCCATATTGTTGATGAATCAATCATGACAGATACAATGGCAATATGCTCCATATGTCGGGGAAATTATGATTATGGAGACAATGTTATTAGACTCAACAATTGCGAACACATGTTTCATAGGGGATGTATACATCGTTGGTTTGAAAACCACCGAAATTGCCCTTTATGTAGAACAAACGTTTGTCCTAATCCTTGAAATTATTATCTTCATATATGTAATAATTAGTAAATATGATGAATAAATTGTTCGGATTCAACCGGTTCCATTTACTTATGATACAAATTCTTGCCTTTAGTCTTATTTATATGATGCTTGGATCATCTCATTTCTCTGGCATTAATACACTCGAAGACATTTTGAGAAACGAGATTGTTCAAAAGCAAGTCGTGGTTCCTATAATTGAGGAAAAGTTTATAAACCCACCTGCTGATGTAAAAAATGAAAAAGACATACAAATTAAGGATGAAAAAGCTGTGGAATTGAAAGGGAAAGCAGAAGAAATCAAAATTGAGGTGAAAAAAGAATTAGATGTTCTCATAACGAAAGACTCAAACCTTCTACAGAGATTCTTTCTAAGATTCTACTTTTCATTTGTTACAGGAAGTACGTTAGGTTATGGTGATACAACCCCTTCTAGTGTACTTTGCAGAACGATTGCGATGGTACAGCTAGTATCTACATTCTTCATTCTCATGATTTAACCAAAAAAAATATGTGTGTATAATAATATAAAGTATGGCGAAGGAAGATTTAGACGAATTCGAACTTGACTTCAACAATAAAAACATAATCTCTATATTGCTTTTGATAGGTCTCTGGTTTGTAAACTTTTATGTAGCCGATGAAATTCGTACGAAATTTAATGAATGTGGAGCACAAACTTGCCGGGATAAAAAAAGATTCGCTAGATATGCATCAATTATGTGGATCTTTCTTATTCCAGTCGTTTTAGTGACATCAATAATTCGCGATGATAGCAGACTTGCGTATGGAACGGTTGCGTTTTATCTTTTCGGTTTGTTGATATTTACAGACAATCCGATCATCAACAGATTTCTACTGGTTATAGACGTGTAGATACGTGTAGATACGTGTAGATACGTGTAGATAGATACGTGTAGATACGTGTAGATTACTTTTTCTTTTTAGTAGTCTTTTTTAGATTGTCGACGATTGTTCTTTTCCAATTCTCAACATCTAACTCAATACTTTTAGATCCATCGTTAGTCTGCATAATCTTGCAATCTTCAACTAGATCCGTTCGTTCGATACGGCGTTCTGTGAACTGGATTGCATTCTGCGAAGAGTTCTTCATTTCATTGCTTTGCTTCAGATAATTCAATATGTCATCGATTGTTTCTTGTGTCAGTTGATTAAGAGAAACAAAGAATCCATTTGAGTTTTCAGATAATTTCACCCCATTGTTGGTAAGAATCTTGTAGATATGATTCTGTTCGAATTGATTCATGTTTTCAACTTCTTCGATCATGTTTTCGAGTTCCGCAATATTCAAACTCATGATGAACAATTTTACTGATATACTTGACAATCCAATTGTTTTTATATGTTTATGTTTTTTAATTCACGAAGTCACCCACTTCATTCATTCGAATAGGAGAATTATCTATGAAACTTCCACAATATTTCTTAGGATCTTCGTAGTTATCATACTTATATAATTTGAACGAGATGGCGTGTGCAAGCAAAAATTTAAAATTGTTCCAGAACTCTGGTTCATGACCAACTGAAATTGTCATAATGTGAGCGATTTCGTGAAGCAAGACGAAAAATAGCGTATTTTCATCTACCATTTCCTTACCGTTGTTCTTTTTGAGACAAAGAACGATTTTTCGTTTATTCAAAGTAAATGATGTTCCAAAGGATCTTGGATTCTTCTCCCGTAAATCATCTGGGTTATACCGCTGAATCAATCGATTGATTTCAGAGTTTTCATTACCATACTTATCTTTTAATTTTGATATAAGTGTTGCACTTTTTTCTCTCATTCTAGCAAGAAGATCAGCAGATTTCTTTCGAAGTTCGTCGTTAATCACAAGGTATGTTCTGCCATCATATGCTTTTGTGTTGGCCATATTTCCGTCGAATCTTGAATATACAACAACTAAAAGTATGACCAACGATCCAATGATGATAAGAGAGTTAACATCCATTATTAAATATATCATAGATAATTTTTTCGTTATATAAATATAAAGGGTCTACTGTTACCAGTATAATGATACGTATTAGAAATGTACTAGACAAGCTGGATGCGATTGAAGAAATTATCAAAAATGAAGATACTTTTTGTCTCTTTGAAGAAAAAAAAGAGCTGTATACTAAGATATTAAAGTTCCACAATACATCCGTCAAGAATATGGACATTTTCAATAATGAACTCAAATTCAAAGAAATACAGAAACATTCAAAGATACCTAAATCTCGATTAGGAGAGGTCGAATACATTGCGGAGTCTATGGTATCACAAGAAGATACTCTTGTTGTTGAAAACGTTAGTGAAATAATGAAATACTTGAATTCGGTTGAACAGCCTGACCAGAGAACGTCTGAATGGTTTAATTACCGCCATGGTGTTGTGACGGCATCGTCTGCGTCACATATATTCGGTACAGATTCTGAATATAATAACTATGTTGAAGAAAAGGTTTTGCCAATGAAGACTTTCAAGGCTGGAATTGCTTGTTTACATGGTATAAAATTTGAAGATACTGCTCAGAAAATTTATGAACATCTCACAAATACGAAGGTTGGAGAATATGGTTGTATTCGTCACAAAACGATTCATCATTTAGGTGCGAGCCCAGATGGAATTGTTATAGAATGTGATGACCCAAAACTTGCAGGAAGAATGCTTGAAATCAAATGTCTTTATTCACGGAAATTGACAGGCATACCCTTATACAAGTATTGGGTTCAATGTCAATTGCAAATGGAAGTTTGTAATTTGGAATACTGTGATTTCTTTGAGTGTAAAATAGACGAGACGTTGTCAGATACAGAATTCTATAAAGTCATTGAGAAAAAATCTGCTAACTTTTACGGATTGATGATTGAATATACCAATACAGATAATGGCGAGAAGATTATGTATAAGTATGCGAAGATGAATGAATCCGAAGCTTATTACAAGATTTGGCTTGAAAAGACGATAGATGATTTGCTTGAAAATCCAAATATTCAAATAACAAAACAATGTTTTTGGAAGCTGAAGAAATACTGTAAAACGATAATCAAAAGGAATCGAGATTGGTTCTCCAAAATCAAGCCCGAAATCGATTCTTTCTGGCGTAACGTTGAAGAAAAAAGAATGATCGTAAAAGCCGATCCTGAAAAAGCGAAGGAAATCTTTCCAGAGAAAACTCGTAAACGCAAGATTGATGATAAACCGGAAGTCTGCTTGATTGAAAATTCTCAAGAAGAAGAAGATCCGTTTTCGATACACGATTAGCTGTAAAGATTCGTCGTACGGTTTCTTATGATTTGATCGAGTGTTTTTTCATAATTGACATTATTTTGTTTGATAGGGATGTCATAGCAATAATTTTTAAATTATACATACTGTTGACTGAATATCCAAACATATCTCTTAGCATCTTACATTCAAATGAGAACATTTTCAAGGGGCTTATAATAAGTCCTTTGAAATCTCTAGGACAACAGATAGACGAATACAATTGAGGAATAATGAAATGTAAAATACATAGGACAACGATACACAAAACCCCTATAATATCGAAGGCACAATTTGCTATTTTTGATAATGTCATATTTGCATCACGTTCTTATTACACTTTTATCTATCATTTTACTTAAAATGGGCGTATTTTATACTTGAAAATATAAGGTGTGTAAAAAGAACCAAAACAAACCGAAATGTACACAAACAAGGAATACTGCTTCAATTGCAAAAAAAATGTGTTGCGTCAATTTCACTGGAGAAGTTTATACATTCATACAAACGTTTGCTTAAAGTGTTGCACGGAAAACCGACTTATCAATTTGCCGCATATTGTAAAAAGATTGATAAAAATACAAGAACTTTACGGGAATCCACAAATGAATATACATCCTTTTGTAGAACGTGATGACACATCTATGCAATTGATTAGTATGTTGCTTAAACACAACAATCCGCTTGCGATTGAAACGTTGAATCAACGAATTTGCTTCTTACAGATCGAAAATACTTTAAGAACACCGTCTGAACTTAGTATTTGGAACAAGATAATCACAAATGATTTGCTTGACACTCACGGATACGTGGAGTATTCAGAAATAGATAAAATCAAGGGATTCTTTGCAAATAACTTGCCCATGTTCAATGATATTCCTGATAAAAAAGTAGAAGAAGCAGAGAAAGATTCGTGTGATATGTTTCGGAATATGAAAATCTGAGGATTTATGACAACTCTATATGTTGTCTTTTTTATTGTATTACTATAGATAAATGTAAAATGATTCAATTTTCGACTTAAAAGGTAAACATATAAACATAAAAATATCATAATAGTTAGTGATAACAAGCGACAACAAGCGACAACAAGCGACAACATGGTTTATTGCTCAATTTGCCGATATACGGTAGATTATGAACAACATTGGGGGTCTCGTTACCGTCAAGCTACATGTTGCAAGTTTTGTAGGGAAGAAAAAGAATTGGAATTTCTTCCTGCTATTATAGGTAGAATCGCAGATGTTGAATTCAATATGAAACATCATCAAGGTCGATTTGCAAATTTATCGTCTGTAAATTTTGTCAATGACAAACTTGAACATTCTTTGTATAACTCTTCTCGAACAGCATGGCTGGAAGTAAGTGATACGATCACAAATAGAAATGAGTATTTCTTCTGGGAAGCTTTCATTAATTCTCAAATTCTTGAAACTTCTGGTTACATTCAAGAACATGAATTCGAACTAGTGAAGCAATTCTTCGCTGAAAACATGCCTTGTTTCTATTCACAAGAAAACTTGAAAATGAGTGAAGCTACAAAGCTGTTTGCAAATGTCCATATGTGAAAAGAATACAGAATCTATCTGTAGTTTTTTTTGAATTTCAAATTTTATATGTTATAAAATATGGTGTATGACCCTTCTCTTGCTGCTTTAGCTAAGTCATACAATTGTGAAAAAATTATATGCCGAAAATGTTATGCTCGTTTGCCACCGCGAGCTAAGAATTGTAGGAAAAAGTCTTGTGGTCATACGAATCAAATTCGCCCTAAGAAAAAGATTAAGTGATCGTGATCGTGATTGTGATCTCATTTAGAAGCTAAAACGAAGAAAACGAAATAGCTCAAAATTACGAAACCAAGTCCAACAAAAAGTTTTTCTTCATTTTTCCATAAGATTTCCTTCAAAATTACGAACAAAATTTGCATTTTCGAGATACATACTTCAACAAGATTATCATCAGAGTCGATTTCATCGAGTTTCAATTTTTTGTAAGTGCTAGGAGTAAGCAATTTATCAAAAATGTTAAACCATGTCTTAATAAAACGATCCATAAGGTCTACGACAGTCATCCTTTCGAATTCCGTTTTTCCTCCGTCTTCGTCTTCGTCTTTTTTCTCTTGTCTTTGTCCGTTCACGTTTTGTGTATCCATTAACTATAATTAGATTTTATTTTTTGCTTTTAATCTTCTTTACGTATTTTTTAGGGACATATTCCTTCTTTCTCACAAGAGCATTCTTTATATTGACAGTTTTATCAACTTTAGATCGATTCTTTACTATTCTTTCTTCCGCGGAATCAATAATGCTATCACGGACGCTAAATTGATCCATAGTCCCTTCCGAACCACGATAGAGTTCATTATGGGGCTTGAATGAGGTAAAATCGCGGCCATATCCTATTCCTACGAAGGGAATGTCAGTGTTTTCTTTTTTTCCAAAATAGTCAGACGGCTTCATTGGCTTCAATGAGTTCATACTATTATCTATTATAATACACACATATATTTTTTTTGAAACATTGAAACAGACTTTTTTGATATAGTGTCCTTAAAAATCTTTCCACTCAAGATGACTTGATCGTGGAAATTCGTCAAATCTAAAGAAGATTCAAATGGCTCATCTTCCTTTATCGACTCTTTGATGTAATATAGCTCAAACAATTTTTCTTCGTTCGAAAGTGAAATTCTTTCCGTCTTGTTCACAAAAGAAGGCGTCAAAGATATTATCTTAATCGTTTGTGTTCCCACTCTTAAAGCAGGATATATGTATTTCAAAATAGTTGCGTAATGAAAATTTCTTACATGTTCTGCTTTTTTGATTTTTTCAAAACAATCGATAGCAATATCAATTTTATTCGTGGGATTGTCTTTATCAAGTCCATTACATATATGCTTTGGCATCAACATCCGAAACAAACTAGATTGGGATCGAATTATTTCCGTCTTCTGTAACCAAGATTGAGACTTGTCGCATAGATTCTTGAACGAGTTCTCTACGATATACTTATCGATCTTTATTGTGGTCGTATTTCGTGTGTCTTTACTGATGAACTTCATGTGTATTATTTTTTTTCGAATATGAATGAGGTTTCCTTTACTTGTTTTTACTATTCCATTGATTTCATCATCGTTAAGGATTAAATTGAAAAGTTCCATTTCATTTTTAACATAGCTTAAGATAAAATCAAAGGACATGCGATGACTGAAATACTTAGCATTCCTCAAGACATAGGATTGAAATCTTTCACTCATCAAAGATGTATTCAATAGACAAATTATAGGTATTACAATATTTGCCTTGATTTCGGACATCTTCTCAAAGAAAGCTTTGTCAAATATGTGAAGATTATGTATTACGATCACATCTTTCGAAGTTTTGAAAAATGAGTCTATATTTTGTTTTGTGCTAATTTCCACTAACTTTTCTAAGAACACCTTTTTAGGAAAGTGTGTATGGGCTTTATTATAAAGAGGATTCACATTTATCATATTGACATTGTATTTATTTGAGAGTTTACGAAGTTTGTATTTTTTCCCAGACCCACACGAGCCCGTAAAGAAAATCAACTTATACTTCAACTCGGTGCTGTTTAGGTCCTTGAACCATGATTCAAGAGACATTTCACTGAATATTTATGAAAATATCTTTTTATATCAAAAAAATATACGACATGCGATGTGATGTGATGTGATGCGATGTGATGCGATGTGATGTGATGTGATGCGATGTGATGTGATGTGATGCGATGTGATGCGATGTGATGCGATGTGATGCGTAAAATATTCAACAAAATTATATAAATTGAACTAATAGGGATGAAATTACAACTGAAAAAATTTGATATGGTAAAAATCGCCCCAGATTCAGTTGTTGTAATGATTGGCAAAAGAAATACTGGTAAATCGTTTTTGACGCGTGATTTGCTGAGTCATCACACCGATATTCCCGTGGGCACAGTGATATCAGCAACAGAAGCTGCAAATGGCTTTTATTCCGAAATGGTACCGCCCATCTTTATACATGGAGAATATCGTGATGATATTGTTCAAAAAGTTTTGATGCGACAGGAAAAGTTGATTAGAAAGAAAAAGACAGCCGGAAACGAACGAATTAACCCGAATACATTTGTCATTATGGATGATTGTATGTACGACTCTTCTATTTTCAAATCAAAGT